AAGGTCTGTGCTTGGATTGATGCAGAAATGTCATATGACAAAACATGGGCAGAAAAACTTGGAGTAGATACATCAAAACTAATAGTTTCTCAAGCCAGAACTATTAATGAAATGGTAGATGTAGGTGTTAATCTTATAGAGGCTGGTGTAGATATTATTGTTGTTGATTCTATTACCTCATTGCTTCCTGCTATTTACTTTGAAAAAGATTCAACAGAACTAAAACAACTAGAAAATACAAAGCAAATTGGTGCAGAGTCTCGTGACTTTAGTAATGCATGGAAGATGCTTAACTACGCTAATAATAAGGTAAAGCCAACATTATTGGTATTGATATCACAGTCTCGTAATAATATCAACGCTATGTATACTAGCCAGCAGCCAACTGGCGGTCAGGCTACAAAGTTTTATTCTTCTACCGTAATCAAGTTGTTTTCATCTGAATCAGATAATCAGGCAATAAAAGGAAAAATACATGTTGGAGATAAACTCATTGAAGAAAAGATTGGTCGCAAAGTTCGTTGGGAATTACAGTTCTCTAAAACTTCGCCTGCCTTCCAAAGTGGTGAGTATGATTTCTATTTTAGAGGTGACAATCTTGGCATTGATACTGTTGGCGACCTTGTTGATACCGCTGAACTTGCTGGTCTGGTTAATAGAACTGGTGCGTGGTACCAACTAGAAGATGGAACAAAAGTACAGGGCCGTGAAGGATTGATTAACAGAGTGAGAGAGGATTTGGACTTACAAGAAATGTTAAGAACCAAGTTATCAAATGGCTGAACTAAAGTTTAAAGTTTTTGAAGGAAAGTTTCCATGCCATACCTGCAAAGAAGAAGTAACTTCTTTAAGGTTATGGTTAGAAACATCAGATTTGACTTGGATGTGTAGTCAAAAGCATATGTCCAAAGCAGCACTAATTAAAACAAAGAAGGACTATGAGCGAGAAGAACGAGAGTAAAAGAATTGGTGCCAAGCAGCACAAGAATTCTGGTCGCAATAACCAGAAGGGTGATGCTACATGGAGAGATTTTGTAATTGATTTTAAAGAGTCTTCAAAATCTTTTACATTAAATCAAGATGTTTGGGCTAAAGCAGTCACAGACTCAATAAAAGCGGGTAAAGATAAATCACCTGCAATTGTTGTAATTCTTGGTGAAGGAAATAAAAAGACTCGTCTTGCTATTATAGAGTTTGATCTTTTAGATCAGTTAACATGGGAGGCTGAAAATGGAACAGAATGAGCAAAATAAAACCACTATTGAGATGGTGAACGGACTATCTGAAATAGCAGACTATATGCAGGATGAAGAACTAACTACAGCCCTGACTTTTATTGCTAAGATTATTATCAAACCAGATATTCCACTTAATGTTGCAACAGTGGAAATAGTTAGGCTGCAGGCTATAGCAGCAAAGATGGCATTTAAAGCAACATGGATGACTAATGTGGATAAGTCTGATAGAGGTAAGAAAAACATATACTACACTGCAGCAGAGGCAATCAACGATCTGGTTTCAGCATTGAAGTACATAATCCGCTAACTGATATAATAGATAAAAAGGATAACTATGACTAAGAATTTGCTGAAACAAATAATGCTAAAACCTGAAGACAAGGTTGAAATAATTGATACGCAGGCCTTGATAGATAAAATTAATTCAGGATACATAGCAAAGCGTGAACCAAAGCATACAGTTAAAAAAACATTTGCTCCATCTACAATAGCGTGGAGTCATGGAGAATGTCCACGATACTGGTATTTTGCATTTGAGGGAAATATATTTGAAGATAACAATACCCCTTACGGTGTAGCCAATATGACTAGCGGAACTATGTCTCATGACAGAATTCAACAGGCCATGATGGATTCGGGGGTGGCAAAAAAATTCCTAGATGAGAAGCACTTTGAAAAGTATAAAGAAGAAAAAGAGACAACAGAGTTTAAAATAACACATTCAGATCCTCCAATTTTTGGATGGGGGGATGCACTACTTGATTGGGAAGGCGAAGAGATTGTCGCTGAAATCAAGACTATGAATAATGAGGCTTTTGAGCACCGTAAGATTAAAGGCGAGCCAAAGTCTGCACATATCATTCAGTTGCTTATCTATATGAAAATTCTTAAAAAGGCTAAGGGTGTTCTAATATATGAAAACAAAAATAACCATGACCTATTAGTATTTCCAATAGAGGTTACAGATTACTATAAGGAATGGATTGATAATACATTTGAGTGGATGCGTACTGTTTATAAGGCATGGAAAGATAAAACATTGCCACAAAAAAATTATAGATCCAACTCTAAAATTTGTAAAGGCTGTCCAGTTAAAGCAGTTTGCGCTACTGCAGAGCCAGGGGTAATTAAGATTCAATCTATGGAGGGATTGCGTGAAACTCTGTGAAAGATGCGATAAGCGCTTTCAGCCGAAAGTAAGTTATCAAATCTATTGTAGTCAAGATTGTAGAGATCTTGCAACAAAAGATAAGATTGCTGAAAGGTATCAGGTTTCTCGCAGACAAAAAAGAATAGGTAAGGTTCGTAGATGCCTTGGTGGTTGTGGAGTACAACTATCAATATATAACGACTCTGGATTCTGTTCTAACTGCAATGTAAGTCAAAAAGCAGTAGAAAAAATGATTAAAGAACTTAAGGGGATAATTGATTATGAGCAAGACTGATCAGCCAAGTCATATTTGTGCTATAGATGCCAGCACTAATAGTCTTGCTTTTGCCTTTTATACCTATAAAAATTTAACTGGGTATGGAAAAATAAATTTTGAGGGTAGCAATATATATCAAAAAGTTATAGATGCTACTGCTAAAACAAAGGCATTGTTTGAACACTATAATATGGTAAATGCTATTGTTATTGAGCATACAGTTTTTATGAATTCCCCCAAGACTGCAGCAGATCTTGCGTTAGTTCAAGGAGCAATTCTTGGTGGTGCTGGACTAACTGGTATTTCTACAATTGGCAGGGTATCACCAATAACATGGCAAAACTATCTTGGTAATAAAAAACTATCTAAAGAAGAACAACTACAAATAAGAACAGCAAATCCTGGTAAATCATTATCTTGGTATAAATCATATGAGCGTGATTTTAGAAAGAAAAGAACAATTAAATTGTTAGAAATAGCATATGATAAAAAGATAGATGATTATGATGTGGCAGATGCAGCAGGTATTGGGCATTGGGCTATAAATAACTGGGACAAGGCTGCGGGATTTGACAAGGAATAGGTATGGCTGCTAAACTATATACAAATGAATTATGGCTTAAGAAGCGTTATCACATGGATAAAAAGAGTCCAGAAGATATTGCTAAAGAGTGTGGGGTAAGCGTAGAAACAATCTATGTATACCTTGCTAAATTTGGATTAAGGAAGTCAAAGCGATGAGTGAAAAGTTTAATATTGTAGTAGATCAGGTAAATCATCCTACCCATTACACAACAGATCCTTCTGGCGTAGAGTGTATTCAGATTACTCGTCATCGTAATTTTAATATTGGTAATGCTTTCAAGTATTTATGGAGAGCAGGAATTAAAAATGAATCCACTCATATTGAAGATTTGAAGAAGGCTATATTTTATATTCAGGATGAGATTAATAGATTAGAGGGAAAATATGAGCGACACTGAGATTGAATTAGTCAAGCATCTTGATGAAGTAAACAAGGTTGTTGAAGAGTACCTGAAGGGTAATGATCCAACTAAAATTGCTAAGACTCTTACACTTCCAAGAACTCGTGTAGTTGCACATCTTAATGAGTGGAAGGCTATGGCCTCTGCCAATGATGCTATCCGTGCTCGTGCAAAAGATGCACTTGTTGGTGCAGATGCTCACTATACAAAACTAATTCAGCAGGCATATGAGGTCATTGACGACGCTACAACAACAGCAAATCTTAATGCTAAGACTGCTGCGATTAAACTTGTTATGGATATTGAAGCAAGACGAATTGATATGTTGCAAAAGGCTGGTCTGTTAGAGAACAAAGAATTAGCAGAAGAAATGGTTGAGATTGAAAGACGACAAGAAGTTCTTGTTGGAATTCTTCGTGACATTGCATCTGAGCACCCAGAAGTTCGTGATCTTATTATGCAAAGACTATCCGCAATTGCTAAAGAAGGAGAAGTGATTACGGTTGTCCACCAAGTTCAATGATTTCTTTGAGGCGTTACAAGATAACCAATTTGAAGAAACTCCCGTAGATGTAAAAACATTTGTTGAGTCTCCAGACTATCTTGGTCAACCGCCATTGTCAACTATCCAGTATGACATTGTTGAGGCTATGAGCCAGATTTATCGTAAAGAAGATTTACAAATGCTTATGGGAACAGAACAAGGTGACAAGCATTTTTCTAAATATACTAAGAATGAAATCATATTGCAACTTGGAAAGGGTAGTGGAAAAGACTTTGTTTCTACTGTGGCCTGTGCCTATGTTGTATATAAACTACTATGCTTAAAAGATCCAGCAAGATACTATGGTAAACCTAGTGGTGATGCTATTGATATTATTAACGTTGCTATTAACGCAGAGCAGGCTAAAAATGTTTTCTTCAAGGGTTTTAAAACTAAGATTGAAAAATCTCCATGGTTTGGTGGAAAATATGAAGCAAAGGTAAACTCAATTGGTTTTGGTAAATCAATTACAGTTTATTCTGGTCACTCTGAGCGTGAGTCTCATGAGGGTCTTAACTTATTTATGGCGGTACTTGATGAGATTTCTGGTTTTGCTACAGAAGTAGGAACAGGAAATGATCAAGGTAAAACTGCTGACAATATATATAAAGCATTTAGAGGCACAGTAGACTCTCGTTTTCCAGATCTTGGAAAGGTAGTTCTTCTTTCATTCCCCCGCTATAACGGAGACTTTATTTCAAAACGGTATGACGAAGTAATTATGAATAAAGAAGTAAT